CTCGTCTTGCATGGGGTTCGTTTGATTACCTGCTTATTATAGGTCAATCAGTAGGGGGTGTCAACCTCTTATACCAGAATGATAGGACAAATCTTTCACGGTCCTTCACCTTGCTGACATGGTGGAGAAATTCTGAATTTGAGAAGATAATAAGTTTTCCTGCTTGTGGTTTTACCTCAAAATCCTCGAAGCATGTGTGTCCTCCCACAAAATCATCATTTAAGTAAAGCATTGCAGCGAAAACATCTGGTCCATGAACATCATTTTTATCAAAATGTGGTTTCATAAACGTGCCAGGTGGCCAACGGATAACTCCCACATAGTCCAAGACAATATCTGAATCAAATGATTTACAAAGATCAGTTACAGCATGTATAACAGTCTTAAAAAGTTCATTGTCATCTATTTCAATAGTTGTGGGATCTACTTTTCCGCCAAGATAAATCGCGCCGTAATTACCATCTGGCTCAGGTATATCGGCACCTTTTGCTAAGGATTCATTAGGATCGGAATGAGTTACAGTCGTTAAAAATGTATCACCGCCCCTGGTTGGGTCTCCATAGGGAAGTTCTTTATTATTACTTTTTGCAAGATCGACAAATGGTTTGCACAGGAAAGGATCTAAAAACTTTTCCTCAATATAAATGATTCTCTTCACTTAGTAATAGTATTGGGTGGTCCTGCAAACTGAGGGTCATTATAGATTGGATTCTCGGCGTCAGGTTTGTAGTTAGGATCGGGATAATCGAAGCACTCCTCACCCTCATACTCAACGATCAGAGGGTTAATATCTTTACGCTCAGCATAGACATGATAGAAACAGTTGATTGGCATACCTCCCTTCGATTGAAGGTAAATCTTTTCATCATCCCAACGCTTGATAATGATGTCTTGGTGGGCACCGATTGGTTGCAACTGTACAGTAATACTATCCTCATGTACCAGATTTTTCCAATACTTTGGTAAGATAATAACTTTTTCGTTCTTTACACGACCACGGACATAGACTCCAACCTCAGGTCCCTCAATACAAGCATAACGAAGGCGATGATTTTCCCTTGATGGGTGTGGAATATCAAATGGTTTCGGTCTACCGTCTGCAACAACGTGTCTAGCTTCTAATCTTCCCTTCGACAGACAATCAACTGAACCAGTGACATATACATCACCATCAACGTAAAGTGCATCGGGTTTACCACCACTAACATAAAGTGCATTATCTGTTCGTCCGTCAGTGTTGATTCGCGTATCGCCTTCCACATGGAGACCATATTCATTCTCTCCATTCGTTTCAAAACGAACATCACCTCTTACAAAGAGTGCTTTGTCATCTTCAGGGACTTCGCAATCCTTATCATTATTCGTATTTCTGGCGACCATCAGGGTGCCATCTTGATTCTTGAATGTAGTCTGATTGCCAAAAACTACAGGTCCTTCAGCATACATTGAACCATTGATTCTTTCATCACCCTCTTTTACAGCGGGGACGATGCCAGTTCCAACTTTTAACTGACCACCAATATTAACGTCATCGAGATTATAAGACATATTTACTCCTATGGATTTGGATTACTTTCTTTTTCACAGATTTTTTTGCCACCGACTTTACTGTCTTTGACTTTCACTGCATCAGTGACACCACGAATGATTGAGGAATATATTTTCATACAGGCATTTGCTGATAACTCAACCACGCCAGGTGATGTCAATTTAATAAGAGATTTTGCATCAGCGTTAAGTTTTTTGCATTTTATATCAACAGTTTCTTTTGCGTCTATGCGTATATTTCCCTTAGAAGATCCCTCGCCAGTGGCGATCATCTCAATATCAGTGGCCTCTAATCGTATTTTACCATTCTTATTTCTGATTAAAGTATTACCATTTTTACAGATGAAAACCAAACTGTCAAGAGCCTCTTTTTCATCAACATCTTCAATATCTGGATGTTCACCACACTCAACTTGAAAAACACCAGGACTCGTGCTGGTGGTCCATCCTTTTCTTTGTCCATCCGCATCCATGAAAAAATTATGTTTTCCATCAGCGGTCTCAACACAAAACGCGGATGTTACATCACCAGGTTTGTGGATTTTACCGAATGATATGGCACCATGTCTATTGCCATAACAAATGGCGTCGTAATTTGATTTTCCTTCTTCCCTATTATTGGCGCTAGATTGATTTCTGGGTTCTGTCATCTTTAAATAAGTTGATCGGGGGTATCAGGAATATCAAGTCTTGGATCATTTGCTCTAATGTCTGTGCCCTGTCTCTGGATTGCAGATGGAGGTGTAGTGACTTCAGCATCAATACTCTCCTGCAGAGTATCATACACTTGCACAGGTGTTCCCACTGTAGCAAAGAATCCTGCAAACTTCAAGCCTCCTTCTATGTAGACAGCGCCATAGTAAGAACGACCATTGACAAATCCAGTGCGTTTGATTCCTGGAAGGTCTGTGACCTGAAGCAGACCAACTTCGTCAAGTGGGTCAACAACAACTTTGAAGTTAGGGACTGCGGAAAATCCTGCTCCTGTATCAGTGATCATTCTAATATTTGGAAGTGTTTGGAATCCACGTCCCGGATTTTCAACGTTAACCTGAGTGATTCTTCCAAATGTATCACATTCATAGGAAAGAACAGCACCATTTGCAGGTTCAATCACAATCTGATCAACTCCACAGTTGTAGTTGATTGGATTACCAGTAAGTGTCACTGAATCCAACTCAAGAGATACTGGGAAGGATCCAGAATCTGGATCTGGTGGACCTGGTGGTGGTGGAGTAAATCCATTACCAGGATCAATGACTGTGATGTTATCAACAACACCTTTGCCATCAATATTTCTGGGGCAAGGTGGTGGGATTAATTCTGCAGAGATTCCTATAGGATTATCATCCCATGATTTTGATTTTCCTGTGCCTCGTGTACCATTATAATCAATTCTAGCAGCAACAACTGTTGGATTTATTGGGAACGCAGGTCCCGAAAAAGGTCCTGGAACTTCACCCTGATTGAACAATTCGATTTCAACTGTTTTCTTTCCAGCAGTCAAATCAACTTCGTATACTTGATTCCCTTTGAATACTTCGGCTCGACCAACCTCTTGCCCATCAACTCTGAGTATGCCAATATCATCTGCCTCAACTTGAATGGTGTATCTTCCCTTTTGAGGGAAATTCACACCCCTCCATACCATTTTCCATGTTGTTCCTTGGAACTCAGCGAGATATTGTTCAGTATTAGCGAAAGCAGGTGTTAAGAATCCATTTCCACCTCTTCTATAAGAGGCAAGAGCTGGTCCCTCATAAGTGACCCCATCTTTTGCTGTTCCCCCCGTAAGTGCTGCTTCCCCTGTGACAATAGCTTTTGATGTCAGAGTAAAAGTGTCTGTATCTTGTCCCCTTTTTTTACTAAAGTTTCTATTTGATCCTAGGAGTCTAACATTATCAGGTCCAGGACCTCCAATAATCCTTACTTGTCTTACAGCAAGACCCGCATTACCTGGATCATCTTTCCACGATAATCTTATCTTGACAGCACCCTTTCCTATGAGTTTCTTTCCATCTGCTGAGAACGTAACATCGCCACTCAGAATTTCAAGTCTTGAGTTAGTATCATTACCATCTCCATCTCTAAGTCTGATGGTCTTACGATCTTCACTGACATTTAGTTTTTTATTCTTTGGATGAAGACCAATGTAAATGATTTCATGTTCTGATTCACCCTCACTAACTGTCTGCGGAACTGCCCAGTCAGCAGTGCTAAAAACTTTTTGCTTAAACTTTTGACGACCCTCTGTGTCTTCATTGAGAAGCTCAACAGTAATCTCATGCTTACCTTCTTCGATGAAAATCTTTTTAATGTCTGGTTCATTTCTAAATCCTGTGATTCCGTCATTAGGTCTAAAGTCAAGACCACCTCTTGCAACCTCGACACCATCAATCAGGATTCTACCACCGTTGTCTACTGTAGATCTTAAACCAAAGAATCCGGGGTATGGGACATCAATATCCCAACTGGTTGTGTATACAACACCACCACCATCAGTGCTCTTCCTTGCCAAAGGAGGAAGAGGAGAGATGGCATGTCTATTCATAAACTTACCCCATCTTAGAGGCACCACAACCGGATACCAATAGTCTTTTGCGGGGAATCTGGTTGTCCAGAAAGGGTTGTTAGGACACCTACCCTCTGCTTTCGGTGGTGGTATTTCTAAGTTAGGAACTGGAGGAGCATCGATTGTGAGTGCAACTCCCATTGGATTTTCATTCCATGATTGTTTTACAATCTCAGTTCTTTCAACGTATGATGTTCCCACTCTCACAGCAAGAACCATTGGGTTTCCCTTTGCTAATCTCTTACCGCTCCTTTGAAAGAGTTCTGCGATTAAAGTGTACTTACCCGCTCTAAAAAACTTTACGTCAGTTGACGTGCCAGTCGCCCTTCCACCATCTTCAACAGCAGCAGTGAATCCCTTCTTTTCAATAGAAGTTTCCTCACCATTTTTGTTTACAAATCTAAGGTTGACATTATCATCAACTGCAACCTCAATATTATAGTTACCATCTACTGGAAAGTCTAGATCATACCAACGAATGGTGTGGGTTCCAGCATAGTCATCACTAAAGGATTCGGGAGCAGTGATATCAAATGGGAGAACTCCGAAACGATTGACAAAAGCAGCATCTTTTCCTGCTTCTGGATTGATTCTCCAAAGTTTTCTATCTGCTTTGTCGATTGATGAGATAGTATCAAAAACAGTTACTTTTTGAATATCACCAATGGTTGGTGGCGGCGCATCAATCCCTTGAACATTAACAGTCTTTGTTGTTCTACCTTTTTCTTTGTAAAAGCGTCTTCCGGTATTACCTCTACCACCTCTGAACGAATCTCTTTTCCATATAGTATCACCAACTTCAATGTCCGTGACAGCTAAACCAGATATCCCTGGATTATCATCATACTTATATCTGATTGTGATTGATCCACTACCATCATATATTATCTTCTTACCATCTGGTGAAAATCTAGCATTATTTGTTGAACTAAGAATACGGAATGATGCATTTTCATCATATCCTCCACCGATATCATCGTCAATACCAACTTCAACGTTTGATTTCAGTTTTAACCCGGCACCTTTTGACATGCCTTTATAGATGACAGCGACTTCATTACTAGCTGCCTGAGTTTCAACCGCCTCAGTAATAGTAATCTCTCTTTCCTGAGGGGTATTAATCAAATCAATTCTTATTTTATGTATTCCTTCACTGATAGTTTTCTTTATAGATTTTCCAGTATTAGTTCCAACTGCTTTTCTACCACGGAAATGCTCCATATCCATGACGAAATCATTATCAATATATAACTTTGCTTCATTATCTCTTGCACTACGAAATATATACTCACCATCATAGGGGAAAAATTCCTCCCATTCAAAAGTATATTGAATGCCTGCAAAATCACTACCAGGGACATTTGATGGTGGCACTGGTGAAATCGCATAGCGATTCATGAAACTATCATGAATCACCGTTTTTTCCTGAGATTGAGGTGTAAAATCCTTACTACTACCAAGGAAATATGTAAGTTGATACGTATCGTGACCTTTTATTTTATCCCTATTGCTAGCGGTAAATATTCCCTGTGTGCATTGTATCTGCAGGTCATCATTGTCATTTGCAGACTTTGCGAAGTCGCAAAAGATCGTATTACCAGTTGCTTCTTTAAGTTCTTTCGTCTTAGGTATATACCCTCTGGCAGTGCTACCTAAATCTCTTTGTGCGTCTCTTGTTTCGGTAACGCGAAGTGTTTTTATTTCTTTTGGGTTAGGTCCAAGTTTACTGGCAAGACCTTGCTCGACACCAGCACCTTTGTATCTTCCAGTTGAGGTGACAAAATACTTGGTGTTTCTTTTTATTCCTTTGGTGATTACGAATTCTGTTTTTTCTTTAAAATCATCTGCCTTAATGGTGAACTTATGCGATCCATCCTCAGAGGCAAATCTAAATGCCATGCCTCTTCCATGACCACCTGCGGTGAAGATCTTAAACTGTACGTCTTCAAAGTTTTTTGGATTACTAGAGGGCACTGTGACTTGTTCACCACCCCATGCAAAGTGAACAACATCATACTTTGTTCTGTCTTCTCTCCCATCACCTATAACTTTGAGTGGAGGATTCATCCTCGTAGTCCAGAAAGGTTTTCTCTCTGCCTCTCTCAGTTTTCTTTGATAATCAAGGATGATATCTCTATATGGATCTTTATCCTTACTGAAGTATGATTTTGCATCAAACTTATTGACTTCCTTCCCACTTACATCAAATACCGGAGAGTTAAGATCTTCTCCCGGATCACAAATCTCGTACTCCTCAAAGTCAGACTCGCGGTCGTATACGATCGTCGTTTCTGATATCGTGCCAGTAAATGCCTGAGCAACAACTCCAGCACCAATACCACACTTATCAAGCACTTTCACTTTAGGTGGATACTTATATCCAAATCCACCAGCAGTGACTACAACACTCAGTATTTTCCCATCATTTCCAACGATGGGTGTTGCTCTTGCTCCAACTCCTCCACCGCCAGACAAAACTACTTTTGGAGGACCACAATCAGTGTCAAGTTGAATACCAGAGCACTCTTCTTGAGATCTTACATCATCAATGGTAAGTTCATTGACTTGATTTATATTGATGTACTTAACAAAATCTCTAGTATGAACTATAAATCTTGTTCCCGGATCTTTCTTTGCAATCTCATTCGCTTCGCATTTGCCAATGCCTTTAATATATCCACGATCGGTTGAAATGTAACCAACACGAATCAGATCATCATCTGGTGGTTCAAGAATATTAAAACTAGATGTAGATACAGATGCATTGAGTTGATCTGCTCTGATCAATGGCTTTGACATTTATGAATGACTTCTAAGCACTTTTATAATCATATTTATTACGCCAAACCAGATGTTCTTTCATCATCAGCGATTGCATTCTTAAGATCTTCAGATGGCAATGATGTATTCTCATTACCCTGAGTTGGCTCACCAGTTCCTGGTACAGCAAATGCCACTGTATCTTTAAGTTGTCCTATGAATCCTGTTGCCGTCCTTACCTTATTATCTTTATCTGCGAATGTAGAAATCTGAGTATCAGGTTGACCAGATCCACCACTACAAAGCATATATTCATCTGACACTGCCTCATTTGGTTTCAACTCACAACCAAACACATCGACACTTAAGTTGTTAAACAACATTGCTGCTGCCATACTTGTTTTAATATTTCCAACTTGTGAGAGTGCTCCGATAATACCAAGACCGTCACTGATTTGATCAACAATGCCAAGAACACCAGCAACTTTATCAGTAATATCTTTCAAAAATTCATTGACACCCTCGATCATGGTGTCATTGTTTTCCTGTATTTCTTCAATGTTTGAGATGATGGCATCTGCTACGATTTGCTCAGCAGCACACATCGGAACTTCTGGAGTCTTCGGCGTGTTTCCATCTCCAAAGGGATTCTCTTTTCCATCAGATCTATTTCCCCTTGCTTGAGCAATCAGATTATCAATATCCAATGCATCAAGGAGAAGTCCTTCGATTTTATTTGATAGATTGTTGGTAAGTTTATTGTAGAGACAAAGAGCCATTTCATTCATCTCTTCCTTCATCTCTGAGAAAAGATATCTCTCGCTCGAAGGTAGTGCAGATACAACTTTTGTCAACTCTGCATTTAGCACCTTCTGTGAGTGTGCCATCATTTGATCCATGATGGGCTTAGTGTATTTTGCCATCACCTTGGACGCATCTTTAATCAAGATCTGAGGGTTTTGTCCACGGAAAGAAACAGCATCAGCGTAACTCGTGATCGAGTTCAAATACTTGCTGATTTTAGACGTGAGATTTTCTATCTCAGTCTGCATGTTCTTCATAGCAGACTGCACTGCATTCTCAGGAGTTGCAAGTGGAATCTTCTCACATAGTAGTTCTTCTCGTATAACTGCACCCGCATCAACGCGATGAAATTGATTAGATGCCTGTATCGTGGATCGCTGTCCCTGTACAATACTGAGATCTCTGTCTGGTTCTTTAACCTCCTCTCCGCCCTCTTGATATCCACTCTGACCCTCAAAATTTACAACATTAGTTTTTCTGAGTTGTGTCTTTGCGTCATTACCAAGCACTCCCATGATGACAGGGACTTGCATGTCAGATCCATCAAGAAAGAATCCAAATACAAAGTTACCCTGTCTGATATTAGGTGTTTGAAAAGATGCAGCCTGTCCACCACCAGCAGTGACAGGATACATCACCTGTGCCCATGGTAACTGATCTGATGGGATTGTCTCCTCATCTGGATCATGTAAACCAAGGATTCTTACCTTATATCTGTACCCCCATCCTGTGGTTCCATCTGGGCCTTCAAACTTAGTAGGGGTAATATTATCCCTCCAGTGGGAATCGGCAGGAATCTGACCAATCCACCAGTTGAAACTAGACCCAAGGAATCCAGGATTAAAAAGCGAAGATGACTCCATCAATCGTCATAAATCAAACATTCTGGTTCAGATGGATTCTGATCACAGAAAAGTTCCAAGTAACTTGGATCATGATGATCTCCAGCTTCGATTTCTTTCTTATGGTGCTCTACATATTCTTCTAGTTCATGCAGTTCGCCTTCAATGTGACGACGCATTTGTGGATTTGTTGTGGGATCTTGGAGGATTTTCTTATCCTCTTCAATATGCTTTTCTATACTTTCCATTAGTTGTTCCTCTTTCTACCAATTGAGTCTCTGACTAGTTCGAGTCTAGTGTATGTTCCATCACTAGAAACGTAATGAGTTAAATCGGTTATAATATATAGACCTGAATCCATATTACTCTTTTTGCTGGTCTTGTCAACCTCGATCAAAGGAACATCAAGAGTGATTGCATCTCCAGCATGAAGTGAAAAATCAGCTGACACTGTAATCGAGCATGAGAAACTCAAAAACTGATTATATCTCATAATCGACTGGTTCAATATATTCCTAGAATCAAAGTTCTCCTCATCAGATTTTTCTATTTGCTGCTCAGTATTACCAGTCGGAAGTGATCCAGTATCTAATAATATGTAAGTTGATCGAGAGAAGTTTTTTTCCTTTCCAGTAATATTGAACTCTTCATTTAACTTTGGAAGTTTTTTTCCACCCAAAGTCATACCATCAGATTGTTCATTCTCTTCAGAGTTTGGATTGTAAACTCTATATTGACACTTAAATGGGTCGAATGTGACTACGCGAGTTGCAAATGTACCCAACTCAAACTTACTTTGAGCATTGATTAAATCATTCTTTGAATAAGAAAGTGCCTTGTAATCATAATCAAGTTTGTTGATTGTTTTTCCCTCTTCATCAGGAACTTCATTATAGATGATTCTCTTTTTTGGTTTTTGTGCGAGGAGTCCATCAATAGATTTAAAGAAGAATCCCTCTGAGGTTTCATAGAAGAAGTAACCAGCACTTACTCCTTTCTTTTGATTCTGTTGTGACACCGCTTTTTTTGACAACCAGTTCAAAGTCCAGAACGATTTCTTATTATTAGAAATAAAGTTTACATTATTCTGTGTCTCCTCGATGTCAACGTTTTTTTCAGTTTGCAATCCATCAGGAATATTTTCAGTCAGAATCTTATTAATATGATCAGAAATTCTACCATCAAATCTAGTTCTCAATCGGATTTTTTCATTCAATAAAAACTCTTTTGATACCAGATCAAGTCTTACAGCAGTTTTTCTTGCATCATCTCCTATGGGAGTAACCTTATTGACATACAGATTAAGTTTCGGAGAGTCTCCTATTTTAGTATTATTGTTATCGGCAAGTTTTATTTCTACTTTTTCTGTTCCAACTATGGGTAGACTTTCTCTGACGTTTTTATTATCACTTGTTTGAAAGTTTGATCCAGTATCAACATATTCAATCGATGCACGAACTGTATCATTCAAGATACTCTCATGATACAGGAAAAGAGACACGCCCTTCCCTGCAAGGTTTACTGACTTGCCACCCTCGTTTGAAATTACATTCAACGATTGAATAATAGTTGGTAGTGATTCTACTATCGTCTGCTTTGAAGTCATGATTCAATCTCTCTTACTATTTAACCGATCTCATATAAAATATTTTTGTTATCATAGGAATCAGATGCACTGACAAAAACAGGTGGTGCTTGAGTTGATTCGCCTTGACCTAACGGTTGGATTAGGTTTCTCCTTTGAATAAAGAATGTATTAGATGCTTGCTCACCATATGATGTCTCTTGATTAAGTCCCTGTGATCTGTCAGGATATTCTTTTCTAATCAAATCAAGAACGCTCTTCGTTGCTTTGTTGATACCATCATAATCATACACACCTTCTCCAGTGATTGTCTTCAGAGATGCAAACTGACCAGCTAGTCTGTCATTATATACTTCAGCAGAAATCTCTCCTCTTTCATATTGTTTTCTACCTGCCATGTCCAGGTAGTACGATAACATTTTATCTTGATTCTCTTTATTAAACTTCGCATTTAATGGTATTCCCACATAAGCAGCAGCACGCTCAGGATATAGCATTTGATATGCTCCAACTGCTGCACTTCTTTTGTTGGGTGGTATACCCAAAGATCTTTGATAGTCAATATAATCTTTCTGATATTGAATGACTTGAGAGATCGTCATCTTTGTGAGATCTTCACCTGCTCTAGGGAATCCTTTTAAATATCCGCTATATGTTGCACTGTAGTTTCCACCAGATTCACCCTGTCTGATTGCAGATCTTAAATCTGATGCTCTTTGAACATTTTGTTTCTGTTCAAGATTGAGTGCTTTTGATGTAAGTTCTGGGTCGGTATATGGATTATAGGCATCTGGATCTGGTAGATCTCCTAAACCACCTGTCAGTTGAGCTGGTAAAATATTGCCCAGCACCATATCATAGAGAACTCCTCCAATAATATCACCAGCAAGACCACCAAGAACACCACCAATGAGAGTTCCTGCACCAGGCACAACAGATCCTGCTGCCATACCAATAGCACCAAAGATACCAGCAAAGATTGCTTTAGTTGCTGCTTTTGCTGGTGGATCACCAAACGCTAAGTTAATACCAAAGTCAACCAATGGTCCGATGACAGGTATTTTAGTGAATACATTATCAGCAAATCCAAAAATCCTTTTGAAAAATGATATTTTTGCTTTAGGTGTGCCAGGAATGACAGGGAATGGTGCAGGAGCACCTTGCAATCTAACAGGTTTATTGACTCTGCGTGGTTTCTTTGGCGCAACATCCGCTGCTGTTAATTTTTTTGGACCTGTTTTACCACTAATAAGTTCATCTGCGTCAAGCACACCTGCCCGTGTAGCAGCTCTATCCCCTGCAGCATCTATTAATGCAGGATCAACAGGTTTACCCTGATCTTGCATTAATCTTGCATACTTTTCAAGTGAAGATAGTTTTGGTTCTTTATCAAAAACTTTCTTAAGATCTGCCTTAGATAAAGGAGCATTTGTGATAAACTTTTCACCATTTATATCAATAATTTTTTCCTTAGGGATGAAAGTTTTCTTTGGTTTCCTTCCTATATCACCACCAAATCCCCTACCACCTTGTGATCTGTCTGCTTTTGACCTACCTTGACCCGATCTACCAGAACCAGATGATCCACCAGTTTTTCCACCTCCACCACCTGGAGTCATCTCTATTTCAACCTCACCCCTCATCGCACCAGCCCTTGTGCCCCTTCCATATCCTTTTGATATTTCTCTAGGACCTCTTAATGGACCACCACCCCCACCTGCCGCTGCGGCGGATCTCGCTTCCTGTCTTAACGCTTCGCCCACTCTCGCACGCTGAGCAGCTTCTCGACTTGCCTGTCTCCTTCTACCTACTCCACCAAGTGTTCTCTCTGCAAGTCTTCTTCTAGCAGTCTGACCTCTTCTTACTTGAGAAACTACTTCATCTACGCTTAGTCTAGCCTTTATTTTCTTTCTTCTTGCTGCCTGGTTGACTAACTGTCTCAATGCAGATGAAGATCTGACAGCATTTAAAGCTGCACTTGCAGGTACGCTAACTCTGCCCCTAGTTGCTAAAAAGATAAGTGCTGCTGCAAGAGCACCTGCTAATACCCCTCCTGTAGGAAATCCTCCTTTCGGTTTATCAGGATCTGGTTTCTTAGAGTCTGTTGGATCCTTTGGTTTTCTAGGTCCCCTACCACGACGGAAGAAAAATCCTCCTCCACCACCTCCTCTTGGTTTCCTTAAGGGACCACCAGAACTATCACTAGCACGAATCAATGTAGCAAGTAATAATATATCAATGACAGAAGTAACAGCACCCATGAACTTATCAAAGGATGCTTCCATATCCTCACCACCAATCTGCTTCATAAAAACTTTTGAAGCATCATAAGCCTGGTATCCAATATTAATAATATTGGCAAACCCATCAATCAATCCAATACCGATACTTGAAATAAAGTTAGCGGCACCATTTATCAATGGCAAAATATTTTTAAGGACTGGCAGATATTTTAATAACCTGATTGAGAAAAAACCAAAGAGAAGTTTTCCGATGGCATTCTTAAAACCGTTGACTAGATTAGTTGCTCCAGTTAACTGACCAAGTTTACCACCGAACTTCTTTACTCCACCGTCCGTATCAGATTTTCTATCCTCTAATCTATCCTCTTGCTTCTTTCTTCTTCTTATGAACTCTTCATTTCTTTTTTTAGCACTTTTTTTCTTCTTGTCATTAAGAGACCTTTGAAGAAAAGTGTTAATGGAAATAATCTTTTTGTTTGCCTTAAAGAAGAACTTTGTTTGTCCCTCCTTTCTATTCATGAGTTTAGAGGAATCAATCATTATCTAATCCTCCTATATCCACAGACATCTGCTTTGTTTGAACTTTGAGGACAGATAGGAATAGAAGGTAATCTTGGTGTTGATGGTGACGATACTTGATCTCCGCCCATAACATCTGTACCACCATCCATAATCACAACCCTGGGTTGTTTCCTAGTGGGTGCCTCAGGGATGTTGATATTAACATTTTGTCTTGGCACCGATGATTGTGGTGAGCGGATTGGTGTCCCACGCAGATTCATGGACCCATCAAAACGACCAGGCATGATTTGATTTAACATTTCACGCTGTCTCTCAGCAGCACCTCTTATTTTTTCAATGTTTTGTGGAAGATTTTTGAACGACTCGCCAATAAATCTGTCATTCCTTTCTTTCTCTGACATCTGGGTCGGAGCAGTCTTTCGCACTGGTGCAGCACGACGACGAGATCTGACAGCAGGAGATGTAAGTGCTGATATCCCTCTTTCTTTTAAGAAGTTTTGAGTTTCTGGTGAAATACGACTATCGATCGCTTTGAATTGTTCCAGGAATCTTGTGGGATCTCCAGTGTCAGCTCTGTTATATCTACTAACATCTTCGTCAGAATATCCCTCCTTTCTTAATGATCCAGGGATAGGAATGCCAAGTATTTTCGATAGAACTGTTCCTTCGTCTTGATACATTCCCTGAGATGCCATGGGTGCCATGACATTTCCAGTATTAGGGAGGAAACTAAGTGCGTCTGCGATTCCTCCGACTAATCCACCACCCTGTGCCATCAAGGTGTTGTTTACAACTCTTGGTTTATTTGTGCCACCATACTTTTCATTAATACTTTCAAGCACAGATGGTCCAATCGCTGCTACAGCAGGAGCAGACATAACAAACTCGCCGTCTGTCAAACGTGCATTAACTCGATCAGATCCATACGGACCATCAACTAAACCGTCGCTAAAGAATAAACCACCACCAGAAAATGCTTTTGCTTCTCCACCGCCTTCGCTTGAACCACCAGAGAATAAGTTTTCAAGAGCAATGAATCCTCCTGCCGTTGCCGCTAACTGCAGACCTCTACCGATCAAACGACCTTTACCACCAAGAAGACTTGCTGCAAGTCCACCTGCACTCTTAAGTCCCAGTTTGCTGAGCAGCATCATTGCAGCAGCACCAAGTCTTACCGCCCCCCTAGCAAGTAATCCAGTCAACTTGATTGCAGCTCTACCAAATGTAGTTCCAAATAATAAGAATGCTGCTAGTAGTTTTGGACCATTATCCTTGAAAAATCTTATGACAGATTGAATCTTCTCTTGATTTTTTGGATCACTAATATATCTGATGAGAGATATTAAGAACTTACCAGTGACAATAGCGATGAACGCTTTTAAAATCTTATCAAGAATACTAGTTACAGGGGAAACTATTTTCTTAGTCGTGTCCTGCAATACTTTAAATCTTTTTTCAAGTCTTGTTTCTTCGACCCCTCTCTTTTTATTTTCTTCTCTCTTCCTATCTTTTTCGTTCTCTTTATCTTCGAGTTGTTTTTCTTTTCTAAGTGTTTCTAAAATAGCATCAAGATTTCTCATCAATAATGCCTGAGGACTCACCGCTGCTAAGTTCTCTCGCAGGTCACTCTTTTGATATCCAAGAATATTTCTTATAATACTTATCTTTCTTTCGGTATTATTAACTCTCTTGTCTAAGTTAACAACACTCTGGACCAGTTTGCCTCTGACGTTTATATTTTGCTGCTGTTGTTGTCCAATATTAACAATATTTCTTCCCGTGCGAAAACTCTCAGCAGAAATGCGACGCCTTCTAGGCTCTATTGGATTTGTAGATTGAGTTTCATCCGAAGGCATTCGCTTGCTGCTGTTTTAGTTTTTCTTCTTCAAGATGGTTCATTAACATAGCAACATATATATCCCTTTCCCAGGGCATCATGTTTTCTATTTCAGTTAATGAATATTTATGGAACTGCATCAACGAAAAGTTGAGATTAAAGTAGTTCTCAAGGTTCATATGAACCATCCCTATCCGAAAAAAGATGCTAAGCCCTCAAGGACAACTTCACTTTCTTTCTTAGTTTTGGGATTTCTTACCTTAATCTTATGGGATAGTTTAGGCATGGTCTCAAAGAATGATTCAATCTGCTTAAACTGAGATGAATTCATTTGTTCAAGGAACTCATTCATTTCTTTTTTCGTGCAGTCAGCCGCTGCCCATACTTCATCTTCAGTGTAGATTTTATCAACACACGCTGCAATCAGATCAAAAGATTGATCCATCATGTTGCCATCATCAAACTCAAAGTTATTCTTGATAAACTGATCCAGTGAAGGATACTTCATCTGCATCATGATAGAGGCATCAAGTTTAATCTTATCAGTGTGATCATCATTCTTTTGAACTTGAATATCATCCAAGTTAATATTGATCTTTACCTCAGTTTCTTCATCATCAGGACAAACAATATTAACTTCGATTTCTTCCCCAACAGACTTGCCTCTGATGTTTAAGAAAAGATATTCAATATCAAAAGTTGGAAGTAACTCTACTTTAATACCTTTGGTAAGGACACAACTTTTGATAACTGCTTTGATAGCGGTTGTGATCTGTTTTGTGTCATCACTCTCAAGAGCAATGACAAGAAGTTTTTCTTCTTTTACAAGAAAGGGACGATACTGAATCGTTTGTCCTGTTGATGGCAACTCAAGTTCATAAGTTGGCGTGGCAATCTTTGGTAAAGGCATGATATCTCAAAGAGTTTTTCAGTGTGATTATTTATGGTTATCTCAGGAAGTCTGCTAAATCTACCCCACCAGGAGCAACAACTTCAGCTGCCTGACTTAATATTGAATTAGGATTTGAGAAAGATCCTAAACCATCTTCAAGACTAGGCAGACCTCTATTTAAAGTTCTTGCTTGTGGAAGATTATTCAAACTCACATTGTTTAAACTATATCTAGTGTATGCCATTGACACAGTGCATTTTAAAAGTTGTGATGCTTCGTAAGAAACTGGCATCGAGTTCACCGCGATAGGAAATGCTCTAAAGAACTGATACTGTATTGATCTACCTGTGGTAATGTTCTGTGTTGTTCCAAAATCTGTGCCTGCAATAATATTAATAATATCTTCAAGTGGATTTGATCTCCTCTTTTGTGTGATTATATCTTTTTCAAACTTTAACACAGTGAGATTGTCAGATACGTAATCATCTGGATATCTAAATCTGTAGTTATAACTATTGCTTTTGATGTCAGCACTGGCAAGATCTTCGCCCGAAATCATATTCATCCATACTTCAAAGTATTTTATTGGCAAATAGTCTTCAGCATCAACATAAAATGTCAGATTGATTCTTTCATCAAAAATCCTTCTATAAGCACGTCTTTCAGTGACACCAGTATGATCATTATCATTAGTTGAAGTGGCAAACTGTGACCCTGGTAAACTTGCCTCGCAACAGTTTAGCATCAGTTTTTCTTGTCCTGCTCCACCCAAGATACCATCAAGTTGTCTTCTAATGGTAGCATCATTAGGTTTAGGGACATACACAAGAAACTGTGATGTAAATGCAGGTCTTAATACATTTGCTTTTATTTTATCTATCGATGTTGCTTTAAGCATCTAAATAGTTTTTAACCTTATATATTATGTATGGGAGAAAGTATTAAAAGTAAATACAAACCTTCGCATCCTACGAAATATAAGGGTGATGCAAGCAATATTATATGCCGAAGTAGTTGGGAACGCAAGTTTTGTAGATGGTGTGACCTCAACGAAAACATTTTAGCATGGGGATCAGAAGAGTTTTGTATCCCATACATCTCTCCTATTGACAATAGAGTTCATAGATATTTTCCTGACTTCCTAATCAAGGTGAAAGAGTCTACTGGTAAGATCAAAACCTATGTGGTCGAAGTTAAACCAGAAAAACAAACTGCACCACCAAAGAAAAAGTCAAGAGTGACAAAATCATATATCTATGAGTGTAAGACTTATGCAGTCAATCAAGCAAAGTGGAAAGCAGCTCAAGAGTATTGTGCTGATCGTAGAATAGAGTTCAAGATTATAACAGAAAGAGAACTAGGTATCAAATGAACCGCATCGAACCGATCCTATCTGAACTTAATGGTGGAACCATGGATCAGGAAGATCAGATGGTGATGATCATGGATGCACTAAGTGATACCGTCACACCAATACCTGACGCTGGAAGCATTTGTACTTTCGTTTACAATGCTAAAACACCTGGAATCAGATACGATCAACACCCACTTGTGGCAGTTACAGATTTATTTGCATGGGGATTTCGTGGGACAAACTTTCATCACAGAGAAACAAGACAATACACTTGGAATGAAATCGCAGGTCAGGTCTACATAGTGCAACGAAATGAACTTGATGATTTGTTGTCTGTCAGATATGGAAAGTTTATCACTAAATAGATAAAAAACTCCCGATGGCAGAGAATATTGTCTACTCTGATGCAATAACCATGGATGTGCTTGACTATGACAGGTCAGGTGGAGGTAAGTTTTCTACTACCAAAAAATATTATAAGGTAAAAGTCACTGATACTGGAAGGAAAGAAAGTAGTGATAAGACGGGTGATGCAAATATAGGAAGACCCATCCTAACTTATGAGATTCATAGATATGATTCTGCAGCGGCAGCAAGAACTGGGACTGATGAAGATGGTGTTGTCATAGCAACGAAATCATCCGAGAGAGGGTCTCGTTTTGCGTTTACATCAAATGCGGATATTGATGAAAAGTTTAGTCAAGGAGATATTATAAAACAACTTAAACCTGCGCTAGATGATGCTGGAAGAAACATGTTGTTGACTGGTGCAAATAATGCGCGACTTGCGGAGTCATTTAAAGAACTCGGATCCGGTGATCTTACGGCGGTAAATGATTCAATCAATCAGGATGGTGGCGACTCTCTTGGAGCATCATTAGCAGCGTTAAGACAAGAAAGAGTTCCAACCAAAGTTCTTAGCACACAAGCAATAAAGTATCCACTTGACTTAAGAAATGAAGATCAAGATGTATTAAAGATAACCATCAAAGAAAGAAAACCAAGAAGACTGCAAGGCGGCACACAAGCATCCAGAGATCAATCTGGTGTCACTGCTGCAACAATATTTTTACCAATCACTGGTGTTGTTCAAGACACAACTCAAGTAGATTATAGTGATAGTTCTCTCAACTTTGCTGAGGCAGCATTTTTACAGTTTACAAGAAATGCATTAACAAATAAAGATGGAACAACAACAGATACGACCTTAGGAGGACTTACAGAGGACTTACTAGGAAATATCGGAAACAATCAAAAACAGTTGGAAAGTCTTGTTGGATCAACGGCAGCTGCAGCAGGATTAAGTGCCTTCAATAGTAGAGTTACTGGAAATCAAATCCTATCTCGTCAAGAAGGTTTAACGATGAATCCTAACTTGGAACTTTTGTTTAGAAGTCCAACTCTAAGAAACTTCCGTTTCCAGTATAAATTCTCTCCAAGAAGTGCCCCTGCAGGAAGAGTTGTAAAACAAATCATCAACTTCTTCAAAAGGTCAATGGTGCCTAAGAAAAATAATGGTGGAGGATTCTTCCTGACTTCGCCGGATGTTTTCATGCTTCAATATTTACACAAAGGACAACCACATACTTCTTTAAATAGATTTAAAACATGTGCCTTAAAAACCTGTGATGTGAACTATGCACCTGATGGAACATATGCCACGTTCCCTGATGGTGTGATGCACTCATATGTCATGACTTTAGGGTTCACAGAGATTGATCCAGTATTCTCTGAGGATTATGGAGCGACTGATGAAGAGTTGGGTAGATTCTTGTTTGCCCCAACATTTGAAGAAATGGGAGCTGGTGGCTCCTCCGGTCAAGAAATAGGATTCTAAAATGTCAGAATATTTTAACTACCTACCAGACTTTGAATACGTCAGCAGACTTCCAGATGCGAAGATCTCTGACTACATTCGTGTCAAAAATCTATTCAAGAAAGGTGTCATCAGAGAAGACATTTTTCAAGACCTTACTTTCTTCACTAAGTATCAAATCCGAGGTGATGATAGACCAGATAATGTTGCCTATGAGGTTTATGGAAGATCAACTTATGACTGGATTGTTCTGCAGTCAAATAATATTATAAACATTCAAACAGAATGGCCTCTGTCTCAGAATGATTTTGATAGATACATGCTTGAAAAGTATGGATCTTACAATACACTTTTTAATGGTGTGCATCATTATGAAACTGTAGAGATAAGAAACAGTAGGGGTAATATAATAGTTCCAGGTGGACAACAAGTTCCTTCGGACTTCAGTGTTCAATACTATGACGATAGACTTGAACAAATGGTCACCGCTAGTGAAGTAACTGAGGTAACAAACTACCAGTATGAAGATGATATTCAGACAAATAAAAGAAACATATTCTTGCTGAAGAGTGAGTATGTCCCAGTGGTTATTGAAGACATTGAAGATATCTTACCATACAGAAAAGGTTCCACCCAATACATGAGCGAAACCTTGAAGCGTGCTGATAATATCAGACTATATGAGTGATCACTCCTCAGCGAGTTTCTGGAAGTAACTCAGAGCATCATCTTCGTCTTCACTAGAGGAAGACTTGGGGGTGATGTCAGGAGCATTGAAGTCTGCTGCAGGTGCAGGAGGCTTGCTTGACTCAAAGTTAGGAGTGAAAGAACCACGACCTTCGCTCTCGTCTTCATAGGATTCGTCACGAACCATGGGGCGAGACTTCTGACCCAGAACCATCTTCAGACGGTTGTCCAGTTGTTCGTAGGTCTTGAACTGGTCAGATGCAGTCAGTGCTGCCAGAGAATACTCTTTCT